GCCCCAACCAATATCGACAGCCACAATGGTGTTGGCGTCTGGGTTCCCTTCTATCGTCAGCTCACATCGACCCGGCGTATTTTCACTAAACACTATGCGATGGTCTTTTGCCTTGGCTTTGTCTTTGCCAAGGTAAGCACGACACAAAAATTTATTGTTGGCTGTCATAATCCACCATTAGCCCAAAGCGTTATCAGCGGCTTTAAGGACTTTTAAGAAACCCGTTAATTCGACTTCGGTTTCTGGCGGTACATCGTCACTTTGTCCGGCATCCACTGGTGTATTCACACCTTGCACTTTTTGCTGTGCTGCAGGTTTGTCCGGTTGGCGTTGCTCTACTCGCTCAGGAACAGAAAGGTGCTCAACCAATTCAAATGACACGCTCCATTGTCGGTGCGTGTCTTGCTCCTCGGCTCGGATTGAGCCTTGGAACTTAACTTGGCGCATCTTCAAAGCTTCTGCCGTTTTATTGCTAATACGGTAGATTTTTCTTGCTTGGTTTTCTTGCGCGTCTGCCATGCTGAACAGGTTGGTTAACAGTTGCTTTTTGGTAAATGGGATCACGCCTTTCACGCTCAGAATTTTACCTTTGCTGCCCGTTTCCGCCTGGTCGGTTGCAGAGGTCTGGCCGGACATATCCTGTCCGGCCAATTGCTGACGAACGCTAATGCGTAGGTTTTTTAATGGAAGTTGGGTACCGTTTAGGGTTAGCATGATCGTCCTAAAATTATTTTTACTTGGCTTCTAACGAAATAGCCACAACCTTACCTGCCTTATTGATAAGCCATCAATTAAAGCCTTTACGTTTGACAAATACGCCTACCATCCAAATATTAGCTGTACCTCCAGGGCTCTCTCCAAAATTAAATGATGGGTTCTTTATCGCGCCGTCCGTTAGGTAGAATTTCATAAACTTATTTGGAGTTGATATATTATTTCCGTCCTTATCCCAAAAAGTAACTGATACATACTCACTCGTATGTTTAGAAATAGCCACTTCCACATAATTAGGTCCACCGTCATTCACTTCTCTACGCATTGAGATATCAAGACTAACTCGGTTATATGCGCCTTTTTCCGGGGAAGGGTTCCGCGTCATTCTTAGTTCCCCAGTCTGTCCTGAGAACCATTCAAAAACATAGCTATCGCTTCCGGGTGACTCAAACATTCCAGTGATATCGTTAAACTTAACATAGGTCGAAGATGGCACGTTATAAGAGCCATATATAGATACATTGTTACTAGAAACAGATGCCCCAAAAGTTACACCATCCCTTGCTAATGTCTCGTCTGGTCCCACAACAAAACCCGAAGGTGTCCACTCATTTGGGTCTAACCCTAATTCAGAAAAACCCACATTAATGTTAAGTTGACCAATACCTGACCCTGTTACTGGTCCCATAATTAATGTATCGTGATTTTCACCAGCATCTTGCAATGTATACCAACCTGGTTGACTGCCTTCACTGACTTCATTTTCTTCGTAATACCTCACAACACATGAAACCAGAGCAACCTCTTTGTCTCCTGTTAATATAGGCAGTGACAACGGTAGCTTTTCCCCCTCCCAAAGAAGCCTTTGCTTTGCGCTCCCCATAATAGTCACTTTATCAATATTTATCGGAACTTTAGTAAACTTGTACGGCTTTGGAGAAAGCACTAATGTCTTACCTAGATTGTCATTGATAGCTTGTTCTAATTGCTCATCACTCAACTCTCCAGTTGTCGAGTCGGCATAATCCATAAGATGAATATCAGAATATGCCTCAGCAAATAATCCATCTCCGATATCAAGTCCTCTTTCTTCATTAATCGACCATGTCGTTGCACCTGTGGTTACTTTCATCCCTTTACGGAGAAATGCATGTTTACCGGGGTTGAGAGACCTATTTTTTAGCGCATCTATATTGGGAAAATCAAAATTACCACTTTGTTGTGGCCTCAGATCATTTACCGAACCATCACCCAACACCTGAGCAATTTTACAAACGAAATGCGGCACATCCTTACCCGTTGAAGAGTCGATGTAATCGTCTTTCTCTTCTGCAGACACAACGAAGTTGAACAATGTTACTTGCTCACCTGTTGGCGTTCCTTCGCGGTGCGCATCGATATAAATGAACGATGGCTTATTCGGTACTTGAATGCTGCGATCAAAATCTAAGGCTACACGGTTGCCCGACACATAACCAGCACCCGCTTTAATACTGAATGCAGAGGCTTGAGGCGTAACCAAGAAACCCTCTTCGATAAACCAATCTTTGCCGTTTTGGTCGATGTTCGCTTGGGCTACATCATCGTCCATTTTCTTCATACGTGGTGTTGCGTTGTACTGCCACGTTGAAGCATCTACCGTGATATTGGTGATTTCAGCAATGTCTTTATATTCAAGCACCACCGAACGCACCAAGGTATTGCCCGAAACACCCGGCTCATCGACCGTTTTTGGCGTCAGTGAATGGTGGTCAATCGTTACCAAAACACCGTATTCAGAACAATAAGCACCCGTCCAGTTGAACTCAAAAGGCCCTTCATTACTGGCAAGCGTAGTACTGTAAATCACCGAATCTTCCGAAAGTCGGCCACGTTGCTCAACGGCCGCTTGATAAACCACATTATCAGTCGGTACCACATCATCTGGTTGCGGGTACTCAGGGCGGTTTGGCACATTCGCAAAAATCATCTTATCGATGACGAGTGCCTTTTCTTCCGCATTAAGCTGCGCCAATAGCGCTTTACCTGCTGCGGTTAAAATTGATTTATCAGATACATTTGCCATTAATTCTAAATCCTTAGCCTTTCGCAGTGGCTTGGTAATATTCACAGTCGACATTCAACATATTCGGTAACATGCCAACGTTTATACGGGTCTTTACATGTGACGTTGTGTATTGCGCTTCAATCGTTTTACTGCGCGCTGCCAACGGCATTTCTACATAACTGGTGTATTGATAACGGCGACACGTTCGGCCATATTGGCGAATGACCGTATCGAGTAACTTAGGAACTTGGGTTAAATCACCATCTTGAATCTTTAGGCTGATCACATCCCAATCAACATTGGTTAATCGCTCATCTTGAGCAATGTGTGGATACCCCAATTTTTCAAACATATCCTCCCAACCAAATACCGAACCCGCATCACGCGAAAACCCATAAGCATGAGCTACGCGCACACGAAACAAACTCTCCGGCTCTTGCCCTAGCTTCTCAACGCCACGTTGCCAAGCCAGAACATACACAACCGCCATCGGTGCGATCAGTGGGTCATGTTGTTGCAACGGCATTTCGAACGCCGCTTTCACATGCCCCCAATAATTGCGCATCGCTCTGGCAAACTTGGCTATTTCGCCTAGGCCCATCCAGTAACGAAGGTTAATCTCAGGTATTTTCAATCGTCACTCCCAACGTTTTAATGCGTGGTACCGACAAATCATTAATGATGTCGTCATTATCGAATTCGAGAGATTCTATTTGTTCAAACTGGTCGTGAAGCTCTTGCCCAAGCCTTGAGAAACTAAAACGTAAAAGCGGGTTAGTTACGGTTGGAGAGTAATCAGTATTCTCACGAAATGCCGCGCCAATGAATAGTTCAACTGAAGTTTGAAGTGCTTCCCGTTCTTCCATCGTCAAAGAACGTTGTGGCCAAATACGACACACCACATTCGCTTCGGTTTCTGGCAATGCCATCACCTGCAGATCATCACCGTGACCGTGTTGCCCTTGGCTTCGAATATACTCATTCAGATCAGCAAGCATCTCACTTGAAGGTTCACCCGTATCAAGCAAAATATACGCATTGGCGGTACCCGGCCCACGCGGTGCGTTATGTTGAAAATACACATTGTCGTCATTGATACCCGCGCGGCTTGTCAGCAAAGCACGATAAGCCGCATCAATATGCCACTTAGCCACCGCACTCCATTGGTTACGAATACGAAGACGAAACTCATCGTTGCTTTCCTTATCGGCTCCGGCTTCCGTTAACCATTCCGCAGGGTTCATCGCTGCCGCAATGCCAGAAATAGCCGTAGGCAAGATGTGGTAATAACCCTCACCCAAGTTGTAAGCCGCCCCTTCATCTTCGGCTTCCGTCTCCACCATCACCATGGTTTCGTTCTCTGGCATAGTGGTATCTGCAAGCACACGAACGCGGTAAATTTTGCCGTTAATTGGCTCGGTTTGAATCCAAGCGCCCATCGGGATAACTAACGCAGGGCCTTTCACTGCCGCACGTTGAAAAGCAATAAACCCTTTAGCTTTGGTTGCTCCTTTGCGATCAAGTTTGCATTGCCAACCAAGCAAATCTAGCCATTGGTCAACCGCCGTTGCTAAGAACATATTCGGCAGAACGTAACCCACCAATAACGTATTGATAAGCCACAACGTCACTTGCACCACTGCAGATTCAATCAATCGCCAGAACGGGGAAAAAAGCGAATCATTAGAGATAATGCACTCCTCCTTCGCCATCTCATCTTTCAGCACTTTTTTCCAACTTGCCGAATCGGTAGGAATGCCCGACTGCTTAACCAGCTCTGAATAATCCGGTTTTGGAATCTCAGCCATTTGTTATCTCCGAAGTTGTAATATCAAAAGTCACATCACCAAAGTCTGCCGTAGTGGCAAAAATATAAATCGTGCCTTCGCTTGGCTCTTCAAGCCTCACCGTTCCCGGCACCAATCGCACATCTTCTTCAACCAACAATTCCAACCGAGTGCGGATATCCGCTTTCTTTGATGGGCTGCGCTCTGCGATAAGTTCCACAGCCAAATTGCTTTCAATGATGGCATGTTTAATGTCTTGGGCGATCACCGCTCGGTCTTGAATTAACACAGGGTTTCGACCTGCATCCAACACCACATCACCGTTTTCGATTAACAAATCTTGATAGATAAAATTAGCCATTAGCCTGCCGCCATTTCGAGTTCACTTGCCATGTCTTGAGGGCTAGACATATAAGTTGGGTAAATCGCCACACCACCGTAATTGGTTGAACTGGTCTGGTAGCTTGCGATGTTCTTCGCCGCACCACCTGGCTGAATCTGCGCGTAAGGCTTGGCACTTTGTACAGATTTAGAACTCACAGGCTCGACTTCATCATCGCTGCCGAAACCTGGTATCCAATCCGCCATCCCTTTCACCGTTTCAAGAACGCTGCCAAAGCTCTCACTAATCCAACCAAACAAATTGGCGAACACAGCGCGAACCTCATCAACAATCGTGAACAGGCCATCAAAGCCACTGGTATCAGAGAAACCACTCATCACCCATTGCCAGCCGCCTTTCATCACTTCAAACAGCATTCGAACTTGAGCGGATAAAACCGTTAACACTTGGAACCAAGCCGTGTCACCAAACGAAGCTTTCAGATCATCCCAGTAGTAAATCAAAGCACCAACCGCAGCAATCGCCGCCACAACACCCGCAGCAATCAAGAAAATAGGGTTCACCAGTAACGCCGCTGACATTTTCAAGAATGCCCACGTAACGCCCATTACTCCTTTGGATAAACCCCACATGGCCACCGTGACGGTTTTAGTAATGCCAACGCCTAACGTCATCATTGCCCAAGCCGCTTTCAAGGCACCCGTAATCATGGTGAACATGCCGCCTGCCGCCACCAAGCCCAGAAACGCAACGGCAGCAAAGCCAATGTATTTGGTTAGGTTTGGGAACATCTGTGTCCATTCGATAATTTCCATTGCGCCATCGGCCAAACTTGAAACCACAGGCAACAACGCAGGCAACAACGCGGCACCAAAGGCCGTTCGCACTGCAAACACGCCTTGCTCTAGCCGTTCCCATTGGTCAGTCATAGCTCCGGCCATTTGTTCGGCCACATCCAAGCCCTTTACCTTTCCAAGATCAGAAATCGAGGTGGCAAGGCCATCCGTATTTTGCATAAGCAACTGAATCATGGCGGTGGCTTCTTGGGTACCAAACGCTTTACTCAATTCTGCCGCTTCCGCCACGGAAATCGTTTCACCGTAACGGCCTTTAATTTGATTGAGAATATCAACAATAGGCAACATCTGACCTTGGGCATTCGTAAACTGCATGTTCAATGCCTCTTGCGCTTTCGCGGTACCGGCCAAGAACGAACGGTATTTGGTACCCGCTTCACTGCCACTCATGGTGGCTTGCAACGTGCCAAGAATCGCCATTTGCTCGGTCATACCCACACCAACAGAAGTTGCAGCCGCACCCACCGAAGTAAACGCAGAAGACATACCTTCACCCGTGGTTTTGAACATCTGCACCGCTTTGGCCGTTTGGCCACCAAGCATGTTCACCCAATCAGCTTTGCCCATTTCATTGGCAGAATTTTGGAAAATGCCATACATGGTACCCACGTAACTGGTGATGGTTCCGGTATCCGCTTTCGTTGCAGCCGCAAGCACACCCGAAGCTCTTGTAAACTCGGAAAGCTCATCACCTGCTAAACCAGCAATCGCGGATTGGATATCATAAGAAGCGGCCACAAATTCCGTGGCCGACTTGCCATATTCAACCGAGAATTTCATCGCGGTTTGGGCAAGGGTTTTTAGTTGGTCATCAGCAACACCCAGTGATTTCACTTCACCGAGTTTTCTATCCATTTCAATGGCTGGCATCAACGCATTTTTCAGCGCAAAGCCTGCACCCACCATACCTGCGGCACCTGCGGCCATCGTGTGAGTGCTTTTTTGATACGTAGCAGACACATTGGTAATTTGTTGCTGAATGCTGCCCAGAGGTTTTGAAATCTGGTCAATCAATCCAACTTGAAATCTGAGCGCTTCTGGTAACATCAACAACTCTCTTTGTGCTGATTAAAGTTAGGCACCAAAGCCTTTGGCTACCCCGTTTGCAGTGGCGGTTTGCATGTTTTCCCAGTGGTTCTTCTCTAACCAAATCGCATAAGCAAGGTTTTGGTCAGTATCAGGTTCATTGGGTAGCCACTTACGCCGCCACGCATACATCTTTTGCCTGTCGCTGCCATCAATGGCCGTGACAAGCGCATCTATTTTTTTACTGAGATAACAAGCTTCGGCGTATACTCTTTAAGAACCGCACCATAAATCTGCATCGCCGCACCCGCGTTCGCATCGGTAATTTCACGCAGCGAATCTTTTGAGCCATCGCTTACGCAGCTCATCAAGAAGTTATGCGCTGCCGCACTCGCATCACCCGAAAGAATCGTATTTTGCGCTTCATCGTATTCCGCAGGTGTTGGGGTAAATTCAAGGTCAATTCCTGCAACAGTCAGTACAATCTTGCTCATTTTGATATTCCTATTTTGCTTTCGTGCTCGGCACGCCAATTTAAATAATCTTCAATTTGTTTATCGCACGCAGTCACGGCGACTTTTAACTTGGGAATGTCTTCGGTGATTGCTTCTGGCCATGTACCTTTTACAGGTGGCTTGTAGCAAGGGACCAACATTCCGGCAGGTGGCAATTTAACGATCACCTGCGTTGAAACGGTTTCAATAGGGCTCGCGCAAGCGCTCAGTAACATCGGCAGGGATATGGCAATCAATGCTTTCCATTTCCGCTTTAAGCTTGTCCATTTCTGCATTGAGTTTCCCTTCTGCTTCTATCTGTTCTTGCTTACGCCGCACAAAAAGTTGGTTCGTTTTATCCGCGTCACTTTGTAAGGTGTTAATCACTTCCAAATTGGCGACATTATCGGCCTTGGCTCGATTCAGCTTTTCAGCCAAAGCGACTTCTTTTAACTGGCTTGCATCCAATTTCAGCCATAAAACCCAAACCGTGATGCACAACGTTCCAACCGCGAGTAACTTAATCCACTTCCATGCAGCGAGCATATTCAAGCCCTCGCCTTATAATTAAACCTGGTAACTTTTCACCGCCGCCATATACCCATTTGGGTAACTCTTTGCAGGCTCGTTCGTAGTCGCCTTGTTTGATATAAGTGAAAATCCGCGTGGCGCTACCATCATGGTTTTTCATGAACCGCGAACAGCCAGTGTTAAAACTAAACGAGGTGAACGCATCAAACTGCCCTTGGCTCATGGGTCGCTTAGCCGCCTTTTCTACCGTCTCGATGCACTGCTCAGCACCTTGCAGGTTAACAACCCAATCTTTTGCCACTTGATCAAGCGTGATGGGTTGGTCTGGCACACCGTGAGTGTTACCGATTCCGTTTGTGATTAATCCTGCAGGGCAGGTGTAGGGCTCAAGTCGGCACCCTTCCGCATCGCCTGTAATGTCCAACGCTTTAGGGCTAACACGCAATTCACCTTGAGCTTCACCCTCGATCACCACTTGGCCGACTGACCTTGTGAACTCATCACCATAAAGGCTATTGCCTCCGGTAATTAAGCCAATGGCCGCTACCACCGAACACAGGATTTTGTTACTTAGTTTCATTAATAAAAACACCTTTCTCTTTGGCTATTTTTTGCATTGCACGTTTGTGCCATACATTCGCTAATAACGCGCCTAAACCAATAAATATGGAGGTTAAGAAATACCACTGCTCTAATGTTACTGAACTCAACAGCACACCCGTTGCCGACATAAAATAAGCGATATAACCCGTTACTTTGTCGTACCAATCTTGCATCTTATTCACTCCCTTGCGGCTTGGCATGGTGTGCAATATTGACAACCTGGCACCTTTTGGCGGCGCAGTTCTGGAATTGGTTCGTCACACTCGCCGCATTCATGTGCACTTTCCCTTTGGTTAACTTGCTTAGCCCTTGCCAACTGGTTAGCAAGTGCCACTTCCGTGAGTTTGGCTTCAAGGTCACAGGCTTGGTCAATAACATCAGACATTTCGATCCCTACTTGCTAAGCAAAAAGTTACTGCACCAAATCTTCGGTTTCATCGGGGCGTAGGTATGGCACACCGTTGATGCGAACAAAATCAGGGCTTGTGACTTCGAAAGGCAGCTTGTGAACCAAAGCGCTACCACCACTTGAATCGGCATCGAGCAAATCAGAGATTTTCACACGACAACCGAATGCTTCAATCTTGAGTTCGTCTTTATCAATCTTGCCGTAGAACAAAGCATCGAAGTCCGGCATACCGCGCCAAGAACCGGCGCTTTTTGCGGCCTTGCTTAATAGATTGAATTGCTGAGTGGTGAGCTCCATTTCTCCACTGGCTTCCACATCACCATCCACGTAGCCATCAGGCACACCATTGGTTTTGTTAACTGCGGAATTATCCGTGATAGACAACGTGACCTTTTGCGCCTTTAGCTTGTAGTCACCCAGTGAAAAATGCATGTTCTTGCCAGAAATACGCATGCTCATGGTTACGCCTCCGCATCTGTAGGGTTAGAGAGATCAAGCCCAATGTTCACAACAATGGCTTTCGGGCAGTTATGCGGCGTGACCATCAAGCCAATCACAACTTTGGTTTTGCTTTGCCAAGTGATAGTCACATCTTCATCGCTTGGCGGCATGATTTCACCAGGGAACTGAATGCCGCCAATCTCCGTGGTCTTCG